TACGATTTTGTTGTAAGCTATCTATTTGCTTATAGACTATTATTTCTTTTTTTAAGCCATCGTAAGCATTAAGGTCTTTTAAAACTTTAATAGCTATATTTTTGGGGATTGTAACGATACTATCTTTCGATGAGTGTGTCGTAACGCTTTGTGAATGCAAGTTCCAACTCAATACAATTAAGATTATCAATAACGATATTCTGTTTATCAATTTCATTTTGAATAGATTTTAATTCTTCTTTTTTATTTTTATATTGTTCTATCAATGTATTGTCTAAGTTTGATAAACTAACAATAGTAGCTTTTTCAGAAAGCAAACTATCGTTCAATCTATTAACATTTAGTTCAATAGAATCATATTTTTTTTGTAACGTATTCATCTGTTTGATGTTAGATTTACCGTTTATTTGAATGATAAAATTTAAAATTATTGTCATAGCAGCTATTAATATTATAATGATAGCTATTCTAATGATAAATTCTCGCATACTTCTTTTTTGCGAATATAATTATTTTTTCCAATTTTCTGGTATTTCAATTTTGCCGCCATCCATTAGATTAGGGTAAACTCGTATATCGTCATCGTAAAAGTTTCTCACTTTACAATCTTCGTAAAGAATGACTTTCCATACTGTATTTGTATCGCTTCCATAATCAATCCAAGCTATTGCTTTGCCATAACCTAAAGGGGTGTGAACATCTATCGGATTGTAAAGTTCTTGTATTGTTGCGTTCATAATTTATATATTTTTTACGGATACTACGCCGTCATTAATTATTAAATACTCTTTGCTTGAATCTAAAGTGTCAATAAAATAATATCTACCACCCGTTGCTTTGCCTTCAATATCAATCATTTTAACTCTAGTATGACCTACTACTTGAATATACTTCTTGTAGAGTTGTTTGTCCATCTTACCTGCTCTCATTAAGCTTAAAGGTCTAATCCAAACGGGTGTTTGATATAAGTTATCACCGTAGGGGTCAAGACCGTTAAATTCAAACAATAAAGGCTTGTATAACCATAGTTCATTAACTGTTTCACATATTTTATCAATACCCCACTTGTCAACACCTATAACTGAATTTAACCATTCTTGACTTATTCCCGCATGAGAAAAAAGAAATTCATCCATCTGATAACACATTTGTAGATGCTCTTTATTTTCTACTAAAACTTGCTGAATGTTTAAAGCTATGCCTCTTTGATAGCCTGATACTGCCGAGCCATTGATTCCTGGCCAATAACTTAAATCATGATTACCAATTAGTAAAATAACTTCTTTACCCGATGTTTTCTTGTACTCAATTATTTCTTTGAAGTTATGTATTTGCTCTACACCTGATATGTCAAAAGCATCAAAATAATCACCTATGAATATTACTCTATCAGCATCTTCAATCTCTGTAATTAACTTCCACAATGATTTGCCATGAGTATCTCCTATCACTATTGTTTTCATCGGTTATTTGTTTTTAGTTTACTATTTTTGAAAACAGCAACAACGTGCTTATCTACATAAAATTGACTGTTATCCCAAGCGATAAAATCAACTAAATTAAAGCCATGATAATTCAGAACATAAAGAGTTTTTACATTCTTAGTAAGACCTCTATAACGTATCTCGTAATTAGCTTCCACTATTAATTTTTTTATAGAGTTTAACGAGTTGATTTAGCTTCTTAGTATAAACATCTTTAACGTGTTCACCTATAGGTGCAATAGGGTTTTTACGTTCAACTTCATGAAGAAGTTCTTCGATAGTTAGCTTTCTTGATTCAAGAGCAAGATTGATAATAGCTAATTCGCTTTCAGTTATTTTTAATGTTATCATGGTTTGTATTTTTTAAATGTTAATTATAATTTTTACTCTCCAAAATAATCTTTAATGAATTGGTCTTTGTTTATTGGTTTTATATGTCCACCAAATTTTAGCATGTCCTCGTTATCTTCATAATAATTAGCACCAGCTTCAAAGGCATCATCCATAGCTTCTTTCATGGCTGCTAATACAATATCTTTATGATAATACTCATCACTTTTATCATTTGTGCAACCACTAAGATTGGCTAATATTTCTTCTGCTTTACTCATGGTTGATTGTTTAATGCTTTGATTAATTCGTCAGTATATTTAAGTGCTAATTCCACATCTGCTTTTATCGTACTTTCTATGCTGGGGGTATTAGATGGTAAAGCTGCTAAAGATGATAATATAGAAGTTGCTATATATTCACGTTTGGTTAAGCCTTTTTGAGTGGCACTTGAATCAGTAATCGGATAAGCAAAATCATTTGCGTTTGTCATAACTATACTATATTTAATTTTTTCCTTACAATTTAATGCTTCTCCTACCTTTATATTTGATGAAAAATTCCCGACAAAGCTGTAAATTCCTTACAATTTAATGCTTCTCCTACCACTTCTTTGTATAGTGCTTGTATTTGTTCGTAATTCAAGCCAAATTCTTTTTCAAAAATTAGCCAAACTTCATAGTGATAGCACCATAAATACTTATTTTTTAAATCCTGATTAAATACCCTCTGACCATCACGGTAATAAGTGATATAGCCTTTAGTTAATTTCACTTCAAATGGTTTTGATAGATAATCCAACAACCATTCTTTTGCTGTTTGCTTAGGTGCAGCGAGTGCATCCTGAACTTGTTTTAGCAATTCGGGAGTGGCTTCTATCTCCACACCGTTTATTTTTATCTTTTTCATAAAAAATGTTTTCATATAATTTGTTTAAGTATTACTAACTTATCGTTGGTTTTAAGTTTTTTGGATTCTGCATCTCTCCATTGTTCCAATCTTAATTTCGATATTGTTGAATTAATAGAATCTGCTACAAGTAACTCCCATGCACCTACTAATGATTGTGCTTTTGAAGGTTTTTTCCCTAACGGATTAACCCAATAAAATCCATTAGCTTCCAAAAGGGAACGGAATGAATCTTGTGATGTATTTAAAACATAACTACCTATTTCTTCATCGTGCGTATAATCCCTATATGTATCAAATTCCATCTCAACATACGGCTCACAATCAAAGTCTATTTCTGTTTCGGTTACTGTGCCTACTATTTCAAATTGGTTTTCATCTGGCAAGTTAATTTTGTATCTTATAATGACATAAGGCAAGTCATATTGTATATTATTACCTAAAAAATTATCTGTTTTAATATTATAAGCCTCAATAGGCACTACTTCAATATATAAATTACTGTTTGGTATTTGTGTCATAGCTTTTCTATTTGGGTTTTAACTTAAAAACTTTTTCTTGTTAAAGTAATGTCAATCACAAAATCATTGATTTCTTTTTTAGCCATGAACCAATAATTAGCCATGAACCAATAATTTGTGGTGTCTAATTGAAAGTCAAATTGAAAGTCAAACCCTTTTTCTTTGTACCATTTTAGTTTTTCAATGGTACACTCACCTTGCAAAGTGATTGAATGATTGCTTAAAGTGATTGAGTAAAACCAATCTAATTCGCTTTCTGTGAATTGTTCAGATAGAACTTGAAGTTTCTGTTTCATATTTTGTTGTTTTTAATTTGATAGTGCTAAGATATAACTACTTTACGAATATTACAAATTTTCTTTAAAATATTTTACAACTTAACAATTTCTTAACAAATACAACTTACTTTTTTTATCATAAGTAACTTTTTCTTTTGGTATTATTTTCACATCACTAATTAATACTTTACATGGCTCATCTAAATACCAAATGTATTCAGTGTCGCTTTCATGTATCATACCAGCTTCACAATATTTTGGATTAATATCGGGTGGTTGAAAATATATTGTTTCCATACTTTATTGTTTAGGGGTGAGTAATGTTTTTTTGCTATTTATTATCATGCAGAATTTACCTTGCTGTTTTTCAATAATTTGTATCATTTTATTACATCAATCGTTGTGTTGTGTGCAATACTACTGAACTGCATCAAACAAGCTGACTTGGTTCTTTTGAGAAACTACTGCTTTTAAATTTGCCTTAGCTAAATCAAAATAGCTTTCTTTTAACTCAAATCCTATCCCCTTTCGACCCATTTTTACAGCTTGATAAACTTCGCTACCAATACCCATAAATGGAGTTAAAACAGTATCGCCTTTGTTTGAGTATAAGTGTATCAATCTTTCAATGGTATCAAGTTGTAAAGGGCAAATATGCTTTTCATCATTTTCTTCTCTGCCATTTCTAAAACCTTGTAATGTGTTTGAGTAGTTAATATCCATCCATACTGGAGATGCGTATTTTTGCCATAAATCAACACTTAAATCCTTATTGGTTACAGGGTTATTTCTTTCGCCATCTTTTCTAAAAATCATTACATAATCAGGAATACCAACACGGCTCATAGTGCTATCCTTTTTAACTTGCTTATGAAGTAATCCCAATGCTTTAGTTCTTTGCATTTCAATTACAGGGTCTTTCCAAATAGTTACCCTACTTGCATAAACAAAACCTGCATCTTCAAAAGCCTTTAATATCATTCCGCTAAAATCACGAAGCCCAATAAATCCTTCTTTGCCTTTCTGAATGGGTAAATCCATACAATGTACAGCAACATTTCTACCCTGCATCATTACTCTATACAATTCTCTAATAAGAAAACTAAATTGCTTTAAAAATTCGTTGTAGTCATTTGAATTTCCCATATCTTCTAAGTGGCTGCTATATGTGTACAGTTCAGCAAATGGAGGGCTAAAAACGCTTAATCCAATGCTTTCATTTTCAAGTTCCGAAATTAACTGAACACAATCACCACGTTTTATTTTATACCATTCATTGTTTACTTCTTCAGTATCATAGTTAGCAGTTTGCATAAGTTGGTTATTTAAGTTGGCATTGATTGCCATGCTCATTTCGTCTTGCATAATTTTAAATTGTTTTTGTTTGTTATCAATTGATTGTTTTACGTTAGCCATTGTATCAGTAGTAATCAAATAAATGTTTACTTCGTTTTTTTGCCCAAAACGATAAGAACGTCTTATGGCTTGATACAATCCCTCAAAGCTAAAATCTAATGAAGCAAATATTTGATTTCTACAATTCTGGTAATTCATACCAAAAGATGCAATTTTTGTTTTGCTTATCAATATTCTAAAATCATTGTTTGCAAATCCTAATAAATGCTTTTCTTTCCATTCGTTACTATCAGAACCTTTTACTTCTATTGCTTCTGGTAAAAGTTTTTTTAGCATTTCACCTTCCTCATTTTGCTTTATCCAAATAATAAAATTTTCATCAGGTCGGCTGTTTACAATTCTTACAACTTCATCTAATCTTTCTTTTTTAGTTAGTCTTAATTCAGCATTGAAATTAGTTGCTGAAATAATGGCATCATTAAATAAAGAACCATTATCACGTTTAGGCGTTGTTATTTGTTTCTCAATTAAATTTAATGTTGGCAAATCATAACCAATCATTTCAAAACCAATATCAGCAGGTTTATTTAGCATTATTGCCCATGTACCAATAAACTGATAAAATAGTTTTGTGGCATGCCCTTTTAAACGCCATTTAGCAGTTTCGCCACCATCATGAACAAAATACATTGCAAGCATTTCATTTCGGCTCATAACATCTAAAAATTCGCTATGGTTGCCTAATTCCATTGGGTCGTTTGGTGAAGGTGTTGCAGTGCAAGCAAGTTTGTAAGGAGTATTTGCAAACAAATCTAAAATCAGTTTTTTAGTTGCACCTTCAAAGTTTTTTAATATGCTGCTTTCATCCAAAACAATACCAGAAAAAATACTACAATCAATGTTTTCTAATTGCTCATAGTTGCTTACTTGTATTGGTGCATTGCTGCCATCATATTTGCAAATATCAATGTGAAATTTTGCACCTTCTTTTACAGTTTGACCTGCAACAGCCAAAGGTGCTAAAATCAATACAGGCTTATTTGTTTGCTTATTTACTTGATTTGCCCATTCTAATTGCATCAAAGTTTTACCTAAACCACAATCGGCAAAAATTGCATACTTACCAGCTTTTAAAGCTCGTTTTACAATGAACTTTTGAAAGTCAAACATATTACTGTTTAACTGTTTTTCATCAACATCAAATCCAGATAGGATATGTGTTTTTTGTTTTGTTTTGAGAAAATCCAAGTAACTACCCGTACTGCACACAACATCGGTTTGGCAAAATGGGGGCTGACTGCTTTCTATCATCTTTTATCTGTTATTAAACATTAGTAATTCTAATCGGCTTTTGTGGGTTAAATTCCCCCACTTCGCCAATACCACCATCACATAATGGCATAAACTTATCTACCAGCTCCCTTGCTTTTTCTTTTGCTTGTGTCATGGTTTTTAGTTTTAATTATTTAATTCGTCAGCTATTTGTCCTACCTTTAGAAATAATATAAACAAGATATTTAGGCTTTATTTATTGAATATATGTTTGGCTTACTGTTAAATATTTTTGTTTTAAGTTTACTATATCCCAAGTTTAATACAGCTTTGTTAAAGCGCCTTGAAATATCTTTTTGATTAATAACTTCATTGTGGTTTTTATAGTCAATAAAATGTCCTATTGATTTTGTGTTAAATGAGTTTGCGATAATAATATGCTTCGGGTTAAGTCTTGATACTACATCCTCCAAATGTTCTATTGGTCTTTCAAAGTGTTCAAAATATTCTGATGCAAATACTATATCAACATTCCCAATACTTTCATATTCTCCAATAATATTAATATCATACTTTTTAGAAATAAACTGACAAAACTTAAACTGTTTGCTACCTGCAATATTAAATCCGTAAACGGTACACATAGGGAATATGTCTTTTAAAGATGCGGTTGAATACCCAATACCGCACCCTAAATCAATTACTGTATTGCTTGAATTTACCAGTAAATCAACAATAGAATGATTAATAAAATATTTAACCAGCGTTCCCTTAGCTGCCAATATTTTTACATACTCCCTGCTATACATTTTCCAGCAGCACCATAAATCAATAAAGTAATTATCATTATCGTAAACAGAATAATCAGGCAAGTTGTTTTCTAATGATTTATACCAATTATCTTCCATTTCAGAAGAAACGGATAAACTTGATTTACCATCATAAAAATTAAAATTATTCTTAATCATAGCCTTAGCCTCATTAATATCAATACTAAAAAGCTGGCTATAATCGATTAGAAATTCATCTAATAATTGCAATGGTTTTTTATTTAATATTTTCATCTAATTATACTTTTTTAGTTAATCCAAAATGTGATTTAAAAGGATGCCAGCAGCTTTTTGTTTTCTTAGTTAGCTTTTGCCCTATAACTTTTGCAAAGTCTTGTAAATCTTCAACTGTAATAAATTCAATATTTTCTTTATCTTTATTTATCCATTCCATACTTTATTGTTTAGGGGTGAGTGAATTAAAAGTTATTTTATTTTTTTCAATTTTTTATAAAAGTCATCTCTAACTGCATTATTAAAAATTAAAGCATACAGACCATAAAATGTAAAAAAAATAACAGGCACAAGTGGAAACATTAAAAGTAATACTTCACGCTTTGAACTTGTTATTTCATCTTCATTTAAAATTAGTGCAGCTATACATATATACTGAAACAATAACAATAAAAATAAAGTCACATGAAATAATATTAACATAATTATTAATTTTAAAATTTATTTTAGTCTATTCCTTGTTCTATATTATTGGGTACGCTTTTAACGATATATGTTTGTGGTTTACTAATCGCTTTCATGTACTTAGCA